ACGATGGTGAGAACATCTCAGGTGACGGAACAGACATTACAATAGCCTCAGGTGCCAAGATCAATCTAACAGCAACATCGGATGTACACATTCCAAATGCAGTTGGCCTAGTTTTTGGTGATGGTGGCGAGCATATCGAAACGGACAACACAGATTTCACAATAACATCAGGTGGTAAACTTAACTTGAGTCCAGACTCAGACGTACACTTGCCCAATGCCAAGGGTTTAGTTTTTGGTGATGCAGGTGAGAAGATCGAGGGTGACGGAACAGACTTAACTATTTCATCTTCAGGACTATGTACTATCACAGCAACAGGTCAGACAGTTATCACTAATGACTTGGTAGTAAGCGGAAACTTGACTGTTGACGGTACCAACACAATTATCAACACAACAACACTAGCGATCGAGGACAACTTGATTGAGGTGAACAGAACAGTATCTGCCAACTCAGGAATGCCGACTTATTCTGGAATGGTTGTGAACAGGGGTGTCACATCAGGGGCCACAGAAGAAGATCTATTTTGGGTCTGGGACGAAGGATTTGCAGATGATGGAACAACTATCCATGGTAACGCAGGTGGTGCCTGGACAGCATTGAGGGCCTCTAGGGGTATAGACAATGCCTCTCCAATCACAGCCACAGAGACCAATTTGGTCGATATTAGGTGTAACGTTGTACATGCCTTAGCAACATCGGCACTATATGCTGACGTTGCCGAGCGTTTCGAAGCAGACGCTCCAATGACGGCAGGTGCAGTAGTAATGGTTGGTGGTGAAGCAGAGATCACGGAAACAACATCAGACTTGTCTGATCAAGTTTTTGGTGTCATATCTGATCAACCGGCTTACGCCATGAACGCAGGTGCAGGTAACAGCGAATCACATCCATACGTTGCGATGACAGGAAGGACTCCGGTTAGGGTAACAGGTGCTGTAACCAAAGGTCAAAGATTGGTTAGTTCATCAACGAAAGGTTGTGCGAGAGCGGCCGCAACAGGTGAATCATATTCACCATTCCATGTGATTGGTAGAGCACTAGAGAGCTCAACTGATGCAGGAATCAAATTGGTAAATTGTGCGGTGAGGACAAACAACTAATAAATATTTTTACTTTTTAGTAGAATTAAAAGGCCTTGTAGAAATATGGGGCCTTTTTTTTAGGTTATGAGATCCAGTATCGTCTGTAACTTGCCCTTGATGGCCTTGTTGTTCAGGGTGTTCTTCAAACCCATGTGCAGGTTCTTGGGCCAGCATTCAAACGCAGTCCAGCAGTAGCCCGAGTGTTCGTCATTCAGCTTGGGTAAGAATTCAGTCTCTATCGCAATAAGATAAGTGTGGAAGAAGAACTTCTGATCGTTGGATGTGAACATCTCCAAGGGAATGACTTTCTTGAACTTGGGAGTGTCTCCCACTTCTTCATTGATTTCCCTCTTCAGACCCTCGAAGGCCGATTCAGTGTATTTCGTCCTTCCGCCAACCAATCCCCACATTCCCTTGGTCTTCTCAGAAGTCCTCTGCAAGAACAGGAAACGTTTGGTAGATGTGCTGTAAAAGAATGCACCCGTGCATATGATGTTGTCTTCCATGCTATATTATAACAGATCCTTTGTGATTTATCAAGGGGTAGTTGCGTCTTGTCCTGATGCATCGTCATTGGCAACTGAATTACCATCTACAACTATGCTCCAATTACCCTGTGTGTACACACCCTCGTATGATTTCACCCATTCCGTGCCATTGAACCTGTACTGTATTCCTGTGTTCAGGTTGGTAACGTAGTGCTGTGTAGAATCTGGATCAGAGGCATCAAAGGCTATGTTCCATTTACTGGTTGTACTGTTCCATTCTACTATATCCCCAACACTTGCTACCAGTGTTCCCCACGTGGCACTCTGGTATGTTGATGTTGAATCTCCCACATCATTGATCACAAGATATCTAGTTGCGTTAGTGGGGGTGCCAGGATCAAATGTTGAGGGGTTGATTATTTTGGAAACTGCGGTCAGTGTGTTGGCAGGTATTGTGTCGCCATCAATGCTGTACAACAGGATAGTGTCGTCGAGTGTTGTGGTTGCTATCGTTCCCACGATCTCGTTGCCATTTGGTTGTGTCAATCTTATTTGTGATGTACCGTTGGTTACTACTCCGTACTGTTCCAACAATATTTTCCAGTTAACTGGTGGACCAAATGTTTCGAAAGGGTCAGCTAATCCTATATCTTTTGCTCCTGTGTAGAAACCTGGGCCACCTGATGCAACATTTACACCTGTTGTACCCAGTAATCTCAATTGATTTCCTGTGACCAACAATCCAAAATTGTTTGGAGTGATGTAGCTTCTTGAAATCAAAGATCCGTCAATTAATCCTTTTGTGATTCCGCCATCGTCATCATAAACACTCATGATGATCTTCTGTACAACACCTAATTTCTTGACTTTTACAGGTGGTGACAACCATATGGGCATTGAGAAATCAAGAGTTGCAATATCTATCTCTGTGTCGGCACCAACTGGTATTGTCCTTGAACTAAATTTTATTCCAGTAAGTTCTACGTAACTCAAACTGGTCCAGTCAATGTAGTTGTCTGACTTCTGTATCTCGAAATCAGGGTTGAAAAGGTATAAAATCTGTTCTAGTATCTGTAATTTCTGATCTGTGTTTGAACTCCAAATGTCTGCCGTGACTTGCAATCTAAACGGTGACGGCATGACTTTTTCAATAGTGTAACCTGCACCTAACTGATCTGTGTAGTTTCCGTCTGCATCTATGCCTCGTTCTTTAAGATGTTGTTTCTCTATGTGATACGGATTCTGCATCCTTTCCCTGTCATAATTCAGTTCTCTGACATAGGCCGCTATCCTTGGAGCATACTGTAATGTGTTCTCAGAATTATTCCTAATTATATTTGCAACCTGCCTGGTTGGATCTCCGTACACGACAGGAACAGCTCTTAACGTGACTGCATCATCCTTGCCCTTGCCGGTCTCCACGGAGAAATTGCTCAATACCCTGATGAATTGGGTTAAAAATTTCCTGATTTGGCCTTCATAGAAGTGTAGCATTTTTAATTGTCAGCCTTTGGTTTGAGAGCATCTGTCAGTGATTGTCTCTGTGTGACAGTCAATCCATTAATGGTATCAGATGATGAGTTGTTGACAAAACCTGTTTTGTAGTTTGCTCTCGAATCATTATTTGTTGTAGTTATTCTAACCGAATCCTCTATTTTGACCCATCTGGCTCCATCAAAACGGAATAATCTGTTTGGAAGGTAATCAGTCCTCAAGAAATAATCACCCTTGTCATAAACGCTAGGAAATGATATCCCAAAGCCTGCAGGATGTCCGTTCGGTGCAACACCATCGCCATCCATGTAGAAACCATAGTGCGAACTTGCTGGCGAGTCGATAACTGAATTGACTGTTTTGCTTCCGCTTGCTCTTTGTTCTTCTGTGTTGACATTATCGGTCCTGATGTTGCCCCTCTCGTCAATGGGTGCAACGTAATACTGTTTGTAATTGAATCCTGATTTTGGTGCATCTGATTCTGCCTGTGCAACAACTTGTTCATTGATGGATTTCTCTCTGTTGTAAGTTGACATGTAACTGGCAAGAGATCCTGTTGTTGTAGCATCACCTAGTATGTCTCTGTATTCTTGAGAGTCAACTAATGTTTTCATTTTCAATCTCAACAGGTGTGGCCACCATGTCTGTGAAAATCCTTCCGCCGCCCTGTTAACATCCTCGACAACGTAGTATCTTTTCAATGCGATTGGTATGCTCTCGTCCAACGAGTAGTCTTCTTTCATGTGTGGGAACTCTATGACATCACCTGACATTGGTTTCCTACCAAGTCTTTCCACCATGTCGTTCAAGTGTACTGTTAAAAATAGTGTGTCGTTCTGCAGGAACATGCCAAACTGTGATAGGTTGAAGTCTGCATCTTGCACATTGTAAATTCCTCTCACAACATACACGTCAGCATCATATTTCCTATCCCTGTTCTCTAGAAAAAGTAGATCCTGTATGGTTCTTTCGTTCAACGAATCACCTGAATACTGTGGTTGTGTTGGTGAAGCGTCTCCGTCCTTGTTGGTGCTACCCTGATCATAAGGTCCCAGGTATTTGTGGAAGTGTAGGTCAGTTCCACCTACTTGAAACATCTCCTTGATGGTACGATCAAAGAATTTGTAGTCGTTGCCCTTCTCTGGCTTGAAAATGGATAATCTTGGCATATCACACATATTTATTGAATGCACAACGACTATAAATATGTGTATGTCAGAACTACAAACAGGACAACAAGAGATATTTGATTACGTCAAAAATAACCTAGGTGATGGTATGATTGACGTTGAATTAGACCCTAAACACTACCAAACGGCACTGGAAAGAGCTATAAACAAATTCAGACAGAGATCGTCAAATGCCGTGGAAGAGTCTTATGCTTTTCTTACCTTAAAGAAAAATCAGAACACATATATCTTACCAGATGAGATCATCAATGTGAGAAATCTTAACAGAAGAAGTGTTGGTTCCAGGACAGAAGGCGGAGAAGGCGGAACACTGTTTGAGCCTTTCAATCTAGCATACACAAACACGTACCTTTTGAGGGCAGGAGCAACAGGTGGTTTGGCCACTTACTATGCTTTCGCATCATACCAGGAACTGGTAGGAAAGATGTTTGGAAGTTTCATACAGTTCCACTTTGACGTGGCAACAAAGAAATTAACTATCACACAGAGACCAAGGGCAGATGACGAAACAGTCCTTATGCACACTGACAATTTCAGACCGGACATAACACTGTTCAAGGACATCTATTCCAAACCATGGATCAGGGATTACACACTTGCTGTATCCAAGGTCATGATAGGAGAGGCGAGAGGCAAGTTCAGTACCATCGCAGGACCACAGGGTGGAACCACACTGAACGGCGATGCGTTGAAGAACGAAGGTAAAGCTGAGATGGAAAGACTAGAAACAGAGATAGGTAACTTCCAAGAAGGCGGAAGTCCAACAAGTTTCATTATTGGTTAACTTCTAGTACTTGTTAACTTCTAGTACTTGTTAACTTCTATTACCAGTAAAGTCCACCACATATCTTTTTAAATACAAGTACATGATAGATTCCAGATACAAGAAACTTCCCAAATGCACACTAGAAGAATTGGCCGACATGGTCGATGACCTAGAGAACATGTCCATACATGCTCTGAAAGAAAAGAAATTGAGTATGCGTAGATTGGTATTGACACAGATTCACGAGGTCAAAAAAGAGATTGAAAAACGCTTGAAAAAATAGTATAATAAGTCTATGCTTATAGGAATTGTAGGACTCATAGGATCCGGTAAAGACACAGTCTCAGAAAGGTTGGCACAGAAACACAATTTCAAAAAAGATTCATTCGCAAAAAGTTTAAAGGACGCAGTAAGTTCCATGTTCAACTGGGACAGGGAAATGTTGGAAGGCAAGACAGACGAGAGCCGAGCATGGAGAGAACGACCCGACACGTTCTGGAGTAAGAAATTCAACAAGGACGTGACCCCACGTTGGGTGCTACAACACTTTGGCACAGAGGTGATGCGTCAGAACATGCATGATGCCATATGGATTGACAGCTGTCTGGCCAGGTACAAAGGCGAACCCACGGTGATATCTGATACTAGATTCGAGAATGAGATTAAAACAATCAGAGAGTCCGGTGGCAAGATTGTACTGGTCAAACGGGGACAGGATCCTGACTGGTTCACCAGCTACGTTGAAGGGAACATAATGCCCATGGGCATCCATTCCTCGGAATATGCATGGGCAAAATCAGAGGTTGACTATGTTATCAAGAACGACGGAACATTAGAAGAGTTATACCAACAAGTTGACGAATTAATCGTCAGCAACAAGATCACCAATACGCCATCCCAACCTACGGACACTGCCCAACCTCTGACAGTTGGCACAAACAGTCTTTAGATTAGTAGTCGCGGTATTCCTCATACTCCCATCCACGAAGAACACATCCAGTTGGGATTGCTGTTGTGCCCTGAAGCCACACAGCTCACACTTCTTGTGTTTCTTGTATCCGGATCTCTGTAGGGCCGTGATCCCTCCCACCTTCTTGCCGGCCCCCTTCCTATTACAGGTATCACACAAGCTACGCCAGTAGATGGTCGTACCTTTCCTGTAGGCATAGGCCCTGGGCTTTGCCTTACACCCCTTACACAGCGGTCTGTCCTTGTATACCATACACTTATTTACGTCGCCTATATAGGCACCAGAAAATAGCAAGTTATATCGTAAAAACCATACGATTGAATAAATAACTCTAGTATATACGTAACTTGCAAGGAGAATACGAAAAATGGCATTAACATCACCAGGAGTAGAAGTTTCAGTAATAAATGAGAGTTTCTATGTACCATCAGATGCGGGTACAACACCACTATTCATAGTAGCATCAGGACAGGATAAGACAAACGGAGCAGGCGACAGCACAGCGGCAGGAACAACGACTGCAAACGCCAACACTGCTTATTTGATCTCATCTCAGAGAGAATTAACAGAGACTTTCGGAGATCCGAAATTTTACACAGACGCGGCGGGAAATTCATTACACGGTTATGAGTTGAATGAATGGGGTCTACAGGCGGCCTACTCATTCTTGGGTGTGGCCAACAGAGCTTACGTTCTAAGAGCAAACGTTGATACCAGCGAGTTAGTTGGCAGTGCAACGGCTCCCACAGCAGTACCAACAGACGCATCATACTGGTTTGACCTTGCATCAACTAGCTATGGTTTATTTGAATGGTCAGCAACAGATCAAGCGTTCACAACAATTACTCCAATAAAAATCACACTAGTTGGTGAGTTGGTTGGCGGTGTTTCTACTGGTGCACCACTGGCTTCAATTGGACAAGTTGGTTCATACGCAATCAACACAACACACGTTTCAAACAAGATCTACAAGAAGACAGCAAGTAACACATGGGTACAGGTTGGATCAAGTGCATGGCATACATCTTTACCGGTGGTATCAGTTGCATCAGGAACAGCAGTGACAAGTGGTAACACATTCGTGATGAACGATGTTACTGTCACACCAGGCGGAACAGCACTTTCAGACGTGGCGACGGCTATCGGTTCAAGCGTGACCAACGTTACAGCAAGTGTTAACGCTACAACAGGCAACTTAGAAATTTTCCACAATGGTTATGCACTGGGTGACTCAACAGAAGGTACCAACACAATCAGATTCAACGAGGGTAACGGTGTACTTGCCGAATTAGGAATCACATCAGGTGTTGCTAAAGGTGTTCAATTCTTACAGGACAAACACACAAACAGACCCACTTGGAAAACTGCAGACGACAACAGACCATCTGGTTCAGTCTGGTTCAAGACTACATCGGCTAACTCAGGTGCTAACATCGTTGCTAAACTCTACAGTTCAGCTAGTGCGAGTTTCTCAACAGTTGCTAGTCCATTGTATGCTACACACCAATCAGCGATCTATAACCTAGATCCCACGAACGGTGGAACTGCATTAGCAGTTGGAAATTTATACACACAGTACAACATCACTGAACAGAGCATGACAGCGGCAGACGCCCTTGACACCACTCCTAATGTTGGTGACTTCCAGCTATTCAGATACGAAGGCGGTGCAACCACAGTGACAAGTTTATTGACTAGTCCAAGTTTCACAAGTACAGAAACTTTCACAATCAAAGAAACAAGGAAAAATCAAGAAGGATTCAGTACAGCTGTCACTATCACACTAGGTGGAACAGGTGCTGATGATTTTGTTGCGGCAGTCAATGCCAAAGTTAACGCTAACGCTTCATCTACATCAACTACTCAACTGATAAATGTCAGAGCAAGTAAATTAACAACTGGCGAGATCGTGCTTACACACGTACTGGGCGGTGACATCAGAATGGTAGACACAAACGGTACGCCATTGGCAGATGCCGGTTTTGATTATGCCTCAACAGCACACGCTTACGGAACATACACAGCGAGCAGTTCAACACTGATCGACAACTTGTACACAGTCCCAACTGGGGAGTCCATGGACTCAACTGCTAACACAGGACTATTGGTTTCAAACTGGAAGAGATTGAGCTACACAGCTTCAACTAGTTCACCAACCAATGAGCCAGCAGATGGTACACTATGGTATGACACCAGCCTGGAAGCTGACATCATGGCACACAACGGAACAACTTGGGTTGGATATGCAACAGCATACGCAACCACAGATCCAAATGGTCCACAGTTCTCAGCAACAGCACCGACTACACAGTCAGATGCTACTGCACTTGTAACTAATGACTTATGGATTGACACTAGTGACTTGGAAAACTTTCCAAAACTTTACAAATACAACACAACAGCAACGCTGAGTTCAACTAACACAGCCAACCAAGTAGCAGTTACTACAACAGGTGCGGCATGGGTGCTAGTTGACAAAGCTGACCAGACAACAGAAGACGGTGTAGTTTTCGCAGATGCGAGATGGCACACATCAACTGACAAAGCGGCAGGAACATCAACAGCGGCAGGAACGGCTTCAACAATCAAGAACTTGTTGAGCGATGGTTTCCTGGATCCAGATGCTCCAGATCCAGATTTATATCCACAGGGTATATTGCTTTGGAACACTAGACGTTCTGGTTACAATGTCAAGGAATACAAAAACAGTTACATCACAACTACACAGTATCCAGGTTCTGGATCAAGTGGTTTGGGTAACATCAGATACAACAGCAATGAATCTGTTTCAACTTACTACCCAGACAGATGGGTTGTCAAGTCAAACAACAATGAAGATGGTTCTGGCTCTTTCGGAAGGAAAGCACAGAGGAAAGTACTTGTTGAACAACTGAAATCAGAGATCGACACCAACCAAGCAATCAGAGAAGACCAAAGAGGTTACAACGTGATAGCTTGTCCTGGTTATCCAGAGTTGATCCAAAACATGATCAATTTAAACACAGACAGGAACAACACAGCATTTATTGTAGGTGACACTCCACTGAGATTAGCGGGTACATCAACAGCAATCCAAGACTGGGCCAACAACACCGTAGCGGCACTGGACAACAGTGAAGACGGTCTAGTGAGTGCCAGTGAGTACTTGGGTGTGTTTTATCCATCTGGACTAACAACAGACAACACAGGTAAATCAATTGTGGTTCCGGCATCACACATGATGATGAGAACACTGGCAAACAACGATAGCGTTGCTTTCCCATGGTTCGCTCCATCAGGAACTAGAAGAGGTGTTGTTGACAATGCCACAGCAGTTGGTTACATTGACGTGGCGTCTGGAGAATTCCAAACAATATCTGTGACGGAGTCAGTGAGAGATTCAATGCATGAAGTTAAGATTAACCCGATCACTTTCTTTGCGGGAGCAGGAATTGTTAACTTTGGTAACTTGACGAAAACATCGGCGAGTTCAGCACTGGACAGGATCAACGTTTCGAGATTGGCTGTCTACCTAAGAACACAGTTAGATGCAATCGGAAAACCATTTATCTTTGAACCAAATGATGAACTGACAAGGAACGAGATCAAGGGTGCGATAGAATCGTTCATGTTGGAACTGGTTGGTCAGCGAGCATTGTATGACTTCTTGGTAGTTTGTGATTCCACAAACAACACACCAACTAGAATAGACAGAAATGAACTGTACGTGGATATAGCGATTGAGCCAGTTAAATCAGTTGAATTTATTTACATACCGTTGAGGATCAAAAACACAGGAGAAATTGCAAAATTAGGGAACTAATTTTCGATAAATAGGAGAAACAGATGGCAATATCAACATTATCAAAATTCACAGTACCTTTAAGCAACGACCAGAGTAGTGCATCACAAGGATTGTTGATGCCAAAACTTCAGTATCGTTTCAGACTGGTCCTGGAAAATTTTGGAGTATCAACACCAAGATCAGAACTAACAAAACAAGTAATGGATGTGACAAGACCCAGCCTGACTTTTGACACAGTGACACTAGATGTGTACAACTCAAAAGTATACATGGCAGGTAAACACACGTGGGAACCGATCACAATCAATCTAAGAGATGACGTCAACAACTCAGTAAGCAAACTGGTCGGTGAACAGATACAGAAACAGTTTGATTTCTTCGAACAGTCAAGTGCGGCATCAGGTATTGATTACAAATTCACAGGTAGAATTGAGATGCTAGACGGTGGTAACGGAGCAAGTACTCCAAACGTTCTGGAGACATGGGAACTTTACGGTGCTTATATTGAGAACGTTAACTACAACACACTGGCATACACAACATCAGAGCCAGTGACTATCACACTGTCTATGAGATACGACAATGCGATACAGACACCACAGGGTACAGGAATTGGAACAGCAGTAGCTAGAACGATCGGTACACTTTCAACAGGTGGTGGACAGTAATACAAAAAATTAGACTTAGCATTTAATACACTGAAAGCGTCTTTATAGGCGCTTTTTTTGTGACTATAAATAACAGTATGCCAAGCATCAACAACTTCTTAAAAGGTTTACAGGACGGACTGCCGGGAATGAAGGACTTCCGACATGCCTCTAGACTGTACATCGATGATCACCACAAGCTGGCACCTAAACATAAATTCCTCTACCATGTTGTTTTCGACCTAGACGATACTGTCGGTCAGGACAAGTTCACGGAATCGGAAAGACGGGAACTGAACATGCTGGTCAAGGCAGTGGACCTTCCAAAGTACGACATGAACTACGAAGAGAAAGTTCAGTACAACAAGAAAATGTACACCAACACAAGAATAGTGTACGAACCAATAAACATAGTATTCCACGATGACCATGCTGACACAGTGAACGCATTCTGGAAGAAATATTACGAGTACAATGTTGCTGATGCTGTACAACTGACAGAGACAGTGCAAGAAGTCAGCAAGGATGATTACTACAACACTGACAGAACATACACCAAGTGGGGTCTAGACACTCCCAAGCAACGTAGGAAACCTTACATAAGGAACATAACAATCTTTGTTCTACACAATCAGAGATTCACATCGTTCAGTCTGGTTAATCCTGTGATAGGTTCTTTCAGCCATGACAACATGGACCAGGCAGACGGTGCCGGGGTCTTGCAGAATCAGATGCAGATACTTTACGAAACTGTGCGTTACAATTCAGGAGTGATCAGACCACAGGGGTTGAACAGGGGAGAGGGCATTCCGGGATTCGCGACCATACACTACGACAACGAACCTTCACCGTTGACAGTACTGGGTGGCGGCACAAACAGCATATTCGGACCAGGGGGTGTGGTTGACGGCATAGGCTCTGTGATCAGGAATGTGCAGTCAGGAAACATACTGGGTGCGATACTGGGTGCTTCAAACACATACAACAATGCTAAAAAAATTAAGAAGTCAGGCGTCAGGGAAGAACTGAAGGGCATAGCCAAGGACGGCATACTGGAAGTCGGCAAACAGGCAGGATCAATCACAAATCCTGTGGCGGCGTTCACCGTTGGAGCGATACTTGCCGCGGGAACCATAGCGTCTGCCAAGGGAACGGCAGACAACAAAACAAAACAAAACAACACAGTGATCACCAATCCCACACAGGACACGGTGAATTTCCTAGGTTCCAACGAGGCATACAATCTAGTGACAACTGACACCAATGTGCGTGACGAGATAGCCGCCGGGATATACTACAAAGACATAGGAAGCAGGAAAGGTCTGACTGTTGCGGAATCCGATGTTGAGTATGAGGCCAGCAGTGATACTATCAAAAATGTTTACACCGGTAAAGTTTCAACTGACATCAGGAAACTGGTCACAGAAGGATACATACAAATTAACAGAGGAACACAGGACGTTTCAGTAGCAACAGAGAAGGCAGGTTTATAATGGCAGAGTTTTACACCAACTTACCACCCAAGGACAAGAACACACTGGACAACACCATTGAAAAGTTAACCACCACACAGTACCAGACAGAGCACGAATTCAATGTGGGCGATTACGATGCCGCTGTGGGATTCTTTGTCAGGCGTGGATTCAAGAGAACCTCGGCAGAGTCAACTGCATATGTGATACTGCAACAGGCAAAAATAGACAGCGTCAACCCACAGGAACTGTTGGACAAGTTAGGCCATGCCTCGGAAATACAGTTGTCTGAACTGATAACAATAATCCTCAATGCTAACAGATACAAGTCAAGTAGATTAGGTGTCAGGCAGACGTTAACTACAAAAGAAACTGTGTCTAGAAATATACTAGACTAATGCTACCAAGATTCGCCAGAGGAAAGTTCTACCCCAAGAATACCGAGAAGTATGTTGGACTGTCCACCCCTACCTACAGATCAAGTTGGGAACACGCTTTCATGAGACTGTGCGACGAACACCCCAACGTGTACAAGTGGGCCAGTGAAAGCATCAAGATTCCTTACAGACATCCATTCACGGGCAAGTACACGATATACGTTCCGGATTTTTTCATAGTGTACAACGACAAGAACAGCAAGAAACATGCCGAGATGGTGGAGGTGAAACCGGCATCGCAGACCACAATGGAGGCCGCTGGCAAGAGCATGGCCAAGAGGAAACAGGTAGTGATAAATCATGCCAAGTGGGAGGCCGCAAGTGCCTATGCCAAACAGAACAAGCTGAAATTCAGGGTAGTATCAGAAGAAGACCTATTCCACAACGGCAAACGTAAGTAAATAGAACGATGACAAAGAAGCTAGAAGACATTCTCAATTTACCAAATGTCAAAGAGGCATTCAAAGAGGTAGACAAGAAAGAGAAAGATCAGAAATTGAAAGAGACTGCTAATGGCGGTAAAACACATAAAAATTTAGATCCAAAAACACAAGCGAACCTACAGAAGAGCTATGCGGAGTTTGATAAGATTGCGGCATCACTGCCACAGGTAAAGGGACTGGGTGAACTGTCTGATCTGGAGATGGACAAGCTGGCAGTAGAAGCAGAAGAGAGCTACAAGAACCTAATGGACCTGGGCATGAACGTGGACTCACGTTATTCAGGACGTATATTTGAAGTTGCGAGCAACTTCCTAAAGAACGCCATAGACGCAAAGAGCTCCAAGATAGACAAGAAGCTCAAAATGGTGGAACTGCAACTGAAGAAACTGAAGCTGGACAAAGAGGGCAACAAAGACGGTTCTCCCATAGAAGAAAGCGATGGATTTGTAATATCTGACCGTAATGAATTAATGAAGAAGTTATTAAAAAAAGACTAAATATTGCATATGAGTACATTCACACAGTATCTTACAGAAGCGGCCAAGTCGTATGATTACAAAGTCAAGGTAGCAGGCATGATAGCAGACGATTTCAAGAACAGAATGGAAACTGCACTACAAAAATTTGAATTGGCTAAACTTTCAGCTGGCAAGAAGACCCCAATACAATCAATGCCTTTAGATTTTCCTGCTTTAAGCAACGAAGAAGTTACAATTTTTGATGTAACTACAAACTATCCAGTATCAGTAAACGTGTTAAAAGAATACCTAGCAGACTACATGAACATAAATGCTTCATTAATTGTTGTGAGAAAGCCAGGTGAACCAACAGAAGAATATCAACAAGAAATGGCTGACGCAGGCAAGTCAGAATACGCAAACAAATTGATGGACATCGAGATGAAGGATGGTATTGGAGTTAAAGCAGAAGAATTTTTTGGTGACAAGTACAACATGAGTTTGATGAGAGAATTACTTAAAACTAGAGATAGAAATCTAGGCGAAATAGAAAAAGGTGCAGACAACAAAGTTCAAAAAGTAATGCCAAGTGAGGATGACAAAAAAGCAGGTTCTCCAGTACACCCAGGACCAGGACCAGTTAAAGGAAATCCACACCCAGCAACACTACAAGGTTTTAAACAATAAGGATATAAGTTATGGAAATGATCGACGTATTAAAAAAATTAGAAGAAATTGCACAGACTAGACCAGAGCTAGTGGCAGATGCGGTAGACAATGTTTCAAGAACTAATCCTGTACAAGTACAAGACAACGTTGGCGGAATGTCAGACGTACACATTGGTGCACAAGAAGTTGTAAGCGAATACGCAGACGAAGATGGCAATTTAAAAATGCCAAAAGCAGATGTGTTAAGAGCAATGGCGGCTGAAAAAGAAAAAGCGGCTTTCCCAGACTCTTACGAGATTGAAACTGCAATGAAGATGGTAGATGACAAATTTAATGACAACGGTCAAGCAAAAGACGACATGGACATGAGTTCAGAACAACCAGCACAAGAGCCAGAAGCACTAGAAGGCAATGCATTTGCACAGGCAGTAACACAAGCCAAAGCGGCAGGCATGAAAAAAGGCGACAAGTTCAAAGTCGGTGACGAAGAACATACATTAAGAGACAGCGACTTTGAAGGGGAAAGCACAAGAGATATGACTACAGAAAAAACAGAAGGTAAAATACCAGCAGGTTTAAAAGCATACCAAGATAAAAAAGCAGGCAAAGAAGACAAAAAAGAAACTGTAAAAGAATCAATACAGATTTCAACAGATTCACCACAGGAAGCATCAATGATGATGCAGATTTTAAAATTAGCAGGTGTACAACAAGTAGACCCAGCAATGATCAATCAAGAACCTGAAGCAGGCGAAAATCCACCACACGGTGAGCCAGGACACAGTTGTGGTCACGATGACGATGCAATGGGTTCAGGCGAGATGGGCAGAATGAGAGACATGATGACTGCACCAGCAGAAGAGAAAGCTGAAGAAACATTTGCGAATTC